CCACAACAACCTGATCACGTCTGAACTGTCAGTAGCAGGAGTCAAAGAAGCGGCGATTAAGATGGCAGCACAGAAAGACGATGCGAGCCTTCCGATCTACAACCGGCCAAAGGGGCTTGTCGTGCCTCCTGAACTCGGAGAGGTTGCAAAGGCAATTGTGAACGCTCTGTCTGTTGAGACCCTTGAAACCGACACCCGCCAGATGGGCACCAATCCCTACAGTAATCTCGAGATTGCTGTGGCGCCATGGATTACCTCGATATCAACCAGCAACAGCAAGGCTGATGAACAGTGGTATATGTACTCAGATCCAAACATGGGCCGTCCAGCAGTAGCGTTTGCAACCCTTCAGGGCGCACCAATGCCCCGTATCTTCCGGAAGACCCCTGACTCACAGATCATCGGTGGCGGTCTTGATGACTACTCCTTTGAGACCAACAGCCTTGAATATAAGGTTGCGTGGGATATCGGCGTAGCACAGATTGATTATCGTGGCATGGTTGCATCCAAGCCAGCCTGATCACTCTCCTTTTTTTGAGGTGATCAAATATGGCAAATAGGATAACTAAAGCGGATCATGCGGGTGGCGAGGATTACTTTGTCCACACGTTTGATCAGCTTGATGACGTTGGCGTGAGTGATGCCGTTTACGTGCATGGACTATCCGGGCATACAGGTACTACTTTGAAGATGGCGAGAACGGGGTGCACTGATGGCATACTGCACACTCGCTGACGTATACCTCGAAGCAGGCACAAGCGTTGGGACTGCCACGGATGATGATGTCACCAACATGATCATACGGTCGGATGAGGAGATCGTCGCGATCCTGATTGCAAAGAACGTCTCATCAATCCCGCTTATCAACACAAACCTGAAAACAGCATCCATACAGTTTACCATAGCAAAGATCAAGCGCCGACAGGCAGAAGAATTAAGCAGACCTGGAACATTATCGATAGGTACTGATATCTCGTTTAGTGTTAACCCAGAGAAAGAAGCACAGGCAGCAGAGGCAAAGGCAAATGCGGCAATATCCCGTTTTATTGCTACTGCAGAATCTGAGTATACCGGGATTGGCATCATACAGAATCCGGATGATCCGTTCCTGGATTTGAGGTGATAAGATATGGTATTGCCAACGGTATTTTTGATCCACAGTGTCACTGTGAGGCATACCACTGGGACAACTGAAGACAATTATGGCAACCTTGTGCCTACAACGACCGACACTGTGGTGCCGTGCCGCTTTGTTGCGGCTAAAGAGATGATGAGTAAAGGGGGTACAGGCTTGGGGTATATCACATCTGTGCCGCGTATACTCCTGCCCAAGGATACAACGATTGAGGATGAGGATAAGATCATCAGCACCGTGGAGGGATTCGCGCAGACTTACAACGTCACGGCAAAAAACGTGATTTATGAAGCCGCGATTAATCAGATCTCGCATATCAACTGCGAGTTGGCGGCGGTGGTATGATGGCACAGACAGACCATGATCGACTCATCAGGATTGACGAAAATGTCAACATGATCCTTACTCGGCTTGAAAAGTATGATCTGGAAATGGACGCACTACAGGACGAGGTAGGCGGGATTAAACAGTTCCAGGCCCGGATGATTGGGCTTGCTGGTGGCATATCGTTTGTAGTGTCTCTGATATGGTCACAATTTGGTAAGCTTATGGGCGGTGCGTGATGGCAGAGCAGATCAAAGGCATGAGCAACCTGCTTAAGGCGTTTGACACATTTTTAAATGTCGTCGGTGACCAGCAGAAGGTGGCGCTAAAACTCACTGCCACTGCATATCAGAACGATGTCAAAAAGAAAGCCCCATACAAAACGGGCACATACAGAAGATCTATCCATACTGAGTTGATCTCAGCTCAGTTGGCCTTGGTTGGATCTGGGCTACCATATAGCAAGCGGCTTGAGTATGGCTTTGCTGATACTGATAAACTCGGCAGAACCTACAATCAAGCAGCACAACCACACTTTCGCCCGGCCATGGATGAGAACATCAAGAGGTATCAAAAGATCTATAAGGAGGCATTATTCTAATGCGGGATGTAGTTTACGCGCTTATCACGCTACTCAAGGCTGATGCGGGGGTGGCCGCAGTTGCAAGCACCAGGGTATACCGGAAGAAGCTGCCTTTAAACCCTACCTTCCCGGCGATCACAGTATCGAAGGTTGACAACATCCGTGATGAGATAACCAACACGGGCGGATATGCACACGCCCGGGTGCAGGTTACAACGTGGGCAGAAAGCCCAGGGCCAGAGGAGGGCCTCGCAGAAAGCTGCGCGGATGTGCTGCACAGACTGACGAACAAAACGGTTACATACGGCACCGGGGGATGGGTGCGTATAATTAGCGTGACTGACGCCGGGGGTATCCCCGACGACAATGCAGAGATCCCGCTCTACATGGAGCACCGGGATTTTATTGTACATTATGATTACCAATGAGGTAAATGAAAAATGACTGAACAGGCAAAATCAAGTATTGGGGTAATGCTGCTTAAAAACGGCGTGCCGATTGCAGAGCTTATGACTCCAACGCCACCAACGGCGACAGGAGATGTACAGGACACCAGCGCGCAGAACAACATCGGGGGCATCAGAACAAAGGATGTTGGATGGATCGATCATGGTAACATGACGTTTTCGGTCAACTTCTTTGCATCAACCGACCAGAATGCCCTGGTGGATGAAATCTACGACAGAACATACAGCAATTGGGCAATAGTAATGCCCCCGTCATTTGATGATGGCGCTACCTCTTACAAGTGGGTGGGGCAGATCGCAGTATGCAGTCCAATTATTGACGGCGAAACGCCCGTAAAATATGACATGGAAGTTACCGTGAGCGGGCCGATGAGCAGAATAAACACCGCATCAACCGGGCTAACTACTCCATTCTTCGTGGTAAAGGATACCGAGGCTATACCCAACACACTCACCCCCTCACCTGCTGCTGCTGGGGGTGTATACGAGTATACTGTTGAGGCATATAGCGACAACACTGAGATCAAAGTTACCCCAACAGCGACAGCGGGGACGATCTATGTAAACGGTGTTGTTGTTGCAACCGGGGCAGAGTCTGGCGCAATCACTCTAAATACCGGAACCGGTGCAGTGACAATGGTATCTGTCACGGTAACAGAACTGAACAAAACGCCAAAGGTGTATTGGATGCGCATTGTGCTTGGAACGGCAGCAACACCCTGAGAGTGAGCTAAATGGACGGACGTAAACACACAGTAATTGAGGCAGGAGGGAAGGTATACAACCTCCGCCTGTCTTTTAACGCGATGGCAGATTTTGAAAAGAATATCGGGCCAATGCAGATGCTCCAAGGAGAAGATGCCACGACGATACTCGGATATCGAGGGGTAATTTGGGCAGCAGTAAATGACTGGGGCCAAACTAAGATCACATTAAAAGAAGCTGGCTATATCTGCGAGGATCTGATTTTTGATCTAGGTCAGGAAGGATATGTCAAAAAGATTCAAGAGATCATCAATGATAGTGGGTGGTTCGGGGAACAAAAGAAAGGTGGTGCTGGAAAAAACCCCAAGAAGAAACTAAAAGAACCCTCGGAGAAGTGATATCAGATTATGAGCGAATTGTCTACAGAATAAGCGATTTAAAACCATTTGAGTTTTGGGGGATGACGCCTGCAGAATTGGAACCGTATATAGAAGCGCACATAAAACGTGAGGAGGACAAAATAAGAATGGAAAATGAGAGGATTGGGTTAATCTGCGCAACAATCCAGAATGGGGTCCCAGTTGGGTTTTTAAAGTCTGGTGCAAAGAAACACAAGGCAACGGACTATTTTAAATCCCCAGATGCATCAGATGCACCTGATGAAAAGAAAGACAACCTGCAGCAGGTATTTGAAACAATGAATGCCTGGTGCTCAGCGACAAGGGGCGGTGGGATAAGTGGCTGATCTTGGTGCGTTTAAAAATGGGATTGAAATCCCAATTTCGGCAGACATCTCTGGTTTAAAGACTGGGCTGGCCTCAGCACAGAATGATCTGACAAACTTTAACTCCAAGGTGGGCGCGAGCATGACTGCGGCAGGGAAAAAGATGACCTCAGCGGGGAAAAACCTGTCCATGAAGGTTACTGCTCCGCTCATGCTTTTAGGGACTGCATCTGTCATGACTGCCGTGGACTTTGACGACAGCATGCGGAAGGTCGGAGCGATAACAAAGTCCACGGGGGATGAGTTTGATGCTCTGCGGGAGCAAGCTATGGAGCTAGGCAGATCAACTCGATATTCTTCGAGCGAAGCTGCTGAGGGCATGACCTTTTTGGGCATGGCGGGTTTTGATACAAATCAAATTATGGCATCAATGCCCGATATGCTCAACCTTGCCGCTGCTGGGG